GTTCCGTTTTACATGTACCAACCTACATGAATCTGACGTCGGGTGGAGCAAGCATCTATTCAAAAGCGGCAAATCCGTGTGAGGGAAACTGAGCCTTCACGTCATATGCTTTGGAAATAGGCATTAATCGCGTATCTTTACGCAGTAAATCATCATTATTTAGTGCAACCTTCGTTGCAGGATATCCATCGGCGAGTCGACTCATGAAGAGCGTCGCTGCAATATACGTGTAATGCATCTTATATACGGACTTTGCCGGTATATAAATGTAATCAGAATGCGGGAAGTAATTAACATCGAGATATACCATAAAACTACCACTCAGTGAGTATGGTATGGCGGATACTTGATTACTATTAATGGTGTATAATAGTGCATCGACGTATTTTCTTTCATCGATAAGTATACCAAAAAATACTCGGATGATATTACGAATAATATCATATAGATTGATGTTCTGATACCTTACACTTGTAATGATGTCAAGTATAATATCAAGGAATGTCTCTTCTGTTATATTAGGGGAAATGACTGTTTCACGTCGCCCAGCAGCCAGTGCGTTACGGATAGCAGTTAGCAATGCTGGATTTTTTGGAGGCTGTACATTGTGTCTATCACCAACATATTTCTGTATTTCCCGTAGTCCAGTACTTACGGTAGGATACCTACTTAAAGTATATTTACGAGGCATTACGGGATTGCTGGTAGCTTGTAATGACATACCTTGGAGTAAAGGCTGCTGACTGCATACGAGAGTGTATCCATGATCAGCATCCATTACATAGGACTCGAGATTCAACAACAAGTCGCTACTATCACCCCTTAACCTAACGGGGTCAAGATTCATGGTCGCCGTGATCTGCTCCACGAAAGATTTCGTGGCATTCTCAAGTAACATGTTCTTTGGCACTTTAATCTTCATTCGCAATAATTCTCTGTTAGCGACGGCGCTCTGCTCTAACTTCTTCTTGTTCACTGATAGCATGTCGCGTGCACCACGCATACCATCAAAGATTTCAGTACCATCAGGCCTAAATACTGTTATCGTTTCTTCATGCTGAATCTTGCCAAAAATGGTATCAACAAGCTTGCGCTGCTCACCCTCAAGTTTTTTGAACCTAATTTGGCTGGCAAGGTCAACATACGCAAGAAACATTTCGCGATGTGCGGAATAAAAATGATACACGAGCTCATTATTCTGGAAACCAGTCAGGGTTGCGCCACATCCAACACCGAATGATGATGGAACAATCTGAATATAGGGGTCAAGCACAATAACCTGTCGTTCTTGTGTTTCTCTTTTATCAACGGCATCGAGTTGACAAGCAATGGTCCCTGTGATTATACCGATACTGGCAAGTAGCCTTGTGTCGGCGGGGTATCTATACATAAATATCTTAACCAGTTGATGGAAGCCGCGCACTGTTTCAAAAATAGTGCTAGCCTGGCTAGCCTTTTCAGATTCAAATAATTGAACAGACCCAATACGGATAGTTGTTCCCCTATAAAAAAAGATTTTAGCCATTTCGGCCTTGTGTACACTCATGTCGGTTTTGTCCTTATTTTCTTTGAAGCCGATAGCATGAGCGACGCTAGATACAACTCCGCGTAATTGTGAGACATCATCACTGCTTAATGCAGTAAGATCGGTTGTAGCGGCCTGATCATCGCCAGCAATAGCAACATCATCAAAGGTATGGAAGGATTGAATCTCCTCACACGCACGTTCCTCCATTTCCTTAGTAACCATCTCATTATTAGTAGTATTGATACCGAATGTCCAATAGGCACCGGAGGTCAAAAAATCGACAAGAAATTCAGATACCTCTGGGAATCTAGATATATGAAACCAACGCTGAATTACATTATTAACATAGAATCTAAAGAGATCATAGAAGTTAGCAGATTGATCATCAATAGTAGCATATGTTTCCTTGAGCCACTCTGGTCCTGCTTCCAAATAATCCCTTATTCCGAGAAACACATGTTTCAGAATCTTTTCATACGTTTGCCCCTGATCATATGCGTCATAGTCAATACAGAGAATGAGACGGGACGGATCCGCACTAGCCATAATGACGCCCGCAAGGAAATCATCGGTATCTTGTAAGTTCGGTGCAACATTAACATTACCCTGATCAACATCATTAGTCCATTTATTAAAAGCCCTTTCACCCTGAGGCCTTCTATTAGTAAGTTCGATAAAGGCAAATATCAATCTCTCCAGTATATACTCAAAAATCGTTTGCATATATACGGCACGAGCAGCCCTACCAGCCGGTACATTTCTTACAGCAATATTCCGCTGGCGTAAAGGGTGATGAGCGATTAAAGTTGGCTTAATTCTAACCTTATCGGGATCCCTACCCATGGACATGAAATACCGCCTCCAGTCATCATATGACGATGTCCCAGCATCCTCAGTTGAGAATCTTAATATGCGCAATCCCTCAATAAGCGCCCATGATTTCTTATCCGTTACCTTGACAACCTTGCCACCGATATTGAAGCTGAGTGTACCTAATCCAGCGCTCTTACCAGTCAGTAGATTGGGAACGATTTCCTTGAATCTGTTAGCCCTGAAATACAATCCCTGATCAAAAGCATTTTTTGTTAATGAATATACAGCCCTTCTAATATTTCTCTGTACATTCGCTCTACTCAACAGGTCTCGCTTATTGTCAATATAATCTGTACTATCTGTCTTCTTATTCCATTCTCTCATCTCTTCCAACTTCTTGGTGATATCAATGGCTGCATCTGACGTACTAAATCCAGCCATACCAATTAGATGATTCCAGGCCATGAGAGCCATTGCACCGAAATTACACTCAGGATCAACAGAAAATCTCATGGCAAAGTCGAGAACCTCAGGCATGCGTAACTTCCTAAGATCACTAATAGCTGTATTAAATCTCTCCTTTTTAATATTGACCACTTTCTCCATTGACGATTCACTGTCACATCCAACGCATTCAATATGCTCAGAAAAAGTGCGGTTTAATTTTGTTGAATCAGCAGGACTATACTCGGGATATCGCGGGTGACTGTGTATGTATGCCGTACCAAACCGTTCATGTGTAATCTTTGTCTTTGAGTCATCAAATCGAAGAAAATGGGGTCTCATCTTCCGTGTGACATAGAAAGAGTTTAATAATACAGCACTATGAGGAGTTTTAAAATCCTTAGTATGCATAAGGGGTGATTTAAATAGGTAACAAGCGACCTGAGTCAAGACTGAAGTGTATTTAGGATACAATCGTATAAATTCCGCTTCTGCTACAAGCGTTACCAAATAATTCAACACAACAGACATTCTCTTAAGAAAGTATGCATCAGTACCCCATGACACTATCCTGATTGGATTGTTTCCGGTAATCCGTACTGGTGATTCAATCTTGCCATTTGAACTGATGGCCCATTTAAGGATGTGGTTCTTTAACGCCTGCAATAAGCTTGAATCACAAAATAAGAAGGAATAATCATCCCTAAATTCAATGAACAGTGAAAGCATCGCATGTAATAACATATACGGATTGGTTATGAATTTGGGATATAACTCCTGAGTTGCGCGCCTCCTAACATACGCCCCAAGGCTATATTCCACAAATTTATCCTTGGAATGGTCATTCCGTACTTTAATCTTTCCAGTCTCATGATCAATAATCCCATCACGTAATTCTGTGAAATTAGGCAAAATAGCCTCCGTGGTAATAGACTGCCCGAGCGTTGATATATGGGGTATCGCGTCAACTAAAGCAAGAGATACAGACGTTGCGTTAGTATAACCCCATGAGGATATTTCATCAATCATCCGAATGATATCCTTCCATAATATATCGAATCGTTTTTCTTTTTCAGCGATATTGTAAATACTTTTAATTTTCCAACCAGCTTGGGTACTCTCAGGCATGATGAATTCCGCATTCTGCTTTCTTGCACTATGTTTGATTTTACACATGACGGGTGTAGCATTTCCAAAATACGTGGTCAAGGTTTTCTCACAAACCTGCCGCCAAAGACAGAATCGAGACTCGATACTATACTCCATGCGTCAGAT